ATTGTAATAGATGAGAACAATGTTGTACTTGGGGGCAACATGAGATTAAAAGCGTGTATTGAAGCTGGGCTAACAGATGTGCCAGTTAAAATAGCACATGGATTAACACAAGAGCAAAAGAAAGAATTTATCATTAAGGATAACGTATCATTTGGTGAGCATGATTGGGATTTGTTAGCTAACGAATGGGATATACAAAGTCTTGATGATTGGGGATTAGATATACCAGCTTTTGCTAATAACGATATGATTGATAAAGAAGCCAATGCAAAGAAAAGTAAGACTTGCCCTAATTGTGGTGTATCTTTGTAATTGATTAGAAATAGATTAGAGATTATGGCAAACGAACAAAACTTAATACCAGCTAAGAAAGGAGAAGTAAGAAACCCAAACGGAAAGCCTAAAGGAGTGCTTAATTCAAAGACAAGATTACTTAGACTACTTGAATTAGTAACTAAGGTTCGAAACCCAGTTACTGGCGAGGAAGAAGAATTTAGCATAGCAGAACAATTGGATATGCAGATTATAGCTAAGGCGAGAAAGGGCGACCTTAAAGCCTATGAGATTATCTTAGACCGATTAGAGGGTAAGCCTAAGCAATCAACAGAGGTAGAGGTTAGTGGAGGCATGAACATAACTTGGGAGGAGAAAAAAACTTATGTAGGAAATACTGGTAGCCTATAATGGAATTATCAATAAAACAAACCATAGCCTTAGATTTACTTGAAGATAAAACCACAAATGAGATTTTATTTGGCGGTGGGGCTGGTGGTGGCAAAACCGCTTTAGGATGTTATTGGCAACTAAAGCAAAGGTTAAAATATCCAAATACAAGAGGCTTAATTGGTAGAGCCGTCCTAAAAACACTTAAGGAAACTACTCTTGTGTCATTCTTTCAAGTGGCAAAGATGCAAGGCTTAGAAGCTGGTAAGCATTACAAGTACAACGGACAAATGAGCCAAATAGAATTATTTAACGGCTCAATTATTCTACTTAAAGACCTTTACGCTTATCCAAGCGACCCTAACTTTGATGAGTTAGGTTCATTAGAGATTACAGATGCTTTTATAGACGAGGCTAACCAGATAGAGGATAAGGCACGAAATATTATTAAGTCAAGGATAAGATACCAGCTTGATGAAAACGAACTAATCCCTAAAGTGCTTTACACTTGTAACCCAGCTAAGAACTGGACATACTCGGAGTTTTATAAACCACAAGTAGACGGCACAATAGCAAAGAACAAACAATTTATTGCTTCGCTTATTGACGATAACCCATTTATATCTAAGCACTACAAGGAAAACCTTTTAACCTTAGATACAGTTTCAAAAGAACGTTTGCTATTTGGTAACTGGGAATACTCTAACGACCCATCAATACTAATAGAATATGACAAAATACTTGATGCTTTTAATAGCGGCTACATACCTACTGGTCCACACTATATTACTTGTGATGTTGCACGTTTTGGCTCTGATAGCACTGTCGTTGGCATTTGGGATGGGTTTCGTGTTAAACTTCATCAATACAATGGGAAGTCAGTTGTTGAGGTTGCTGAAATTATAAAACAATTCCAAGCAGAGCATCAAGTACCTAACTCGCAAATAGTAGTCGATGAAGATGGAGTTGGCGGTGGGGTTGTAGATATACTTAGGTGTAAAGGTTTTGTAAACAATAGTTCTCCATTAGAAAACCCTATAACAAGACAAAAGGAAAACTTTGATAACCTTAAATCTCAATGCTACTTTAAGTTAGCAGAGTTAATGAACGACAATAAAATCTTTATTAATGCAAGTGGCACTACTAAAGAAAAAATTATTCAAGAGTTAGAGCAAGTCAAACAAAAGTCAGTAGATAACGATGGTAAAAAAGGAGTAATGCCAAAGGACAAAGTAAAAGCCTTGATAGGTCGTTCTCCAGACTTTAGCGATTGTTTAGCAATGAGGATGATTTTTGAATACACTCCAAGATTTGCAGTTTCGGTTTTTTAGTGTAAAATATACTAACTTTGACTAAAATATACACAAATGGGATTATTTGACTTCTTGAAAACAAAACAGAAGCTAAACACTATTTTACCTAACATTCCTTTTAACGGACAAGTAGCAATACAACAAGGGATAGTAACGTGGCAAGGTGGCGATAATATTAGCTTTGTAAACGATGGTTACCAAGCAAACGATATAGTTTATTCAATTGTAAAGTTGATTACTGATAAAGCAAAGATAGCCCCATGGCACGTTTATAAGGTAGTAGATGAAGTTGCTGCTAAAAAATATAAGGCTTTAATGAGCCAACCAGATAAGATTGAGAACTGGAAAGAAGTACACAAACTACATAGCAAAGCATTTGAAATATATAAAAACGATGCAAGATTAAATGAATTGTTAAAGTACCCTAATGAGCAAGATACTTGGGGTGATTTTATTGAGGCTTGGGCTGGTTTTAAATTAGTTACTGGTAACTCTTTTGTGTACGCTAAGATGATAGAAGGTGGTAACAATAACGGTAAACCATATGAGTTGTACGTTTTACCAGCACAGTATATGTATATCTTAGCTGACATTCAAAGATTCCCACCAACAATAGCTGGTTACCAATTAAATTATGGACCACTTTGGGATTTTAGCAAACAAGAAATTTTACAAGATAAATACTTTAACCCACAATGGAATACTACTGGCAATCAATTATATGGTCAATCTCCTTTGATGGCTGCTGCGAAAAACTTAACTCGTTCGAACGAAGCCAAGACTGCTGCGGTTGCATCTTTCCAGAATGGCGGTCCAGCTGGAGTTCTTTTTATGAACGATGATAGATTTGACCCAATGAGTGGAAGCCAACAAGCACAAGCGTTAAAGAAGGCGGTTAGTGAGAAAGGTGGTGCAAGTAACTTTAACTCTATTGCAGTTAGTGGTTATAAAGTAGATTGGAAACAAATAGGATTAAGTCCGGTAGAACTTGACATTATTGAAAGTGAGAAGTGGGACATGAAAGCACTTTGCAATATTTACGGAGTACCGGCACAATTATTAAACGATAGCGACAACAAGACTTACAATAACCAAAGAGAAGGTGAGAAGGCTTTAACATTACGTTGTGCGTTACCATTATTAACTGGTATTAGAGATAACATCAACAGAAAGCTACATTCTGACTGGGGCTATAAAGGAACTGATATTTATGTAGACTTTGATGCATCTATCTATGGTGAACTTGAGGCAAACAAAAACGAACAAGTAGAATGGTTAGATAAAGCGTGGTGGATTGCTCCTAAACAAAAAATGGATATTATGGGAATTGAAATACCAGACTACATACCTGAGGGAGAAATGGAAAAACTTTATATCCCATCTTCTTTACAAACAATTGATGATTTTCAACCCTTAAACATACCAAATGAATAGATGCGGAAAACCAAAGCCTAAAAAATGATTTGGCAAGATTACAGAAAACTTTATGCAAACGCACTTAAAACCTACTCGCCTAAGTTCAAAAAAGAACTACAAAAGCAAGTAGATACATTTTGCCGTACACAAGACTATGACGCAATAAGCGACAAAGCCCTAAAGAAGACAATTAAGCAGCTTCACGTTGCTTTAGGTACAAAGATGGCTCTAATAGCAGAAAAAGACGTTAAAAAGGCTACAAAGGGCTATTCTGGACCATTCGAGCAAAAGTCAGCAAAGACAGACCTATTTGCTTATGTAATTTTACAATACTTAGAAACTAAAGGTTTAGACCAATTAGCATCTGATATTACAGATACTACAAAAGAGCAGATAAGAAACTTTTTATTGCAAGGTGCAAGACAAAACTTATCTATAAGCGAACTAATCCCATTGCTTAGAGTATCTGGTATTACAGATTATAGAGCAGAACTTATAGCAAGGACTGAAACATCAAGAGCAGCAAATACTGGCTCAATGGTTGGTGCAATGTCTACTGGCTTAGTAACTGTTAAAGAATGGATAGCAACAAGAGATAACAGAACTCGTAGAATACCGAGAGATAGTGCTGACCATTTACATATGGACGGAGTAACGGTTCCAATGGATGAAAAGTTTATGGTTAAGGGTAAAACATTTGTAGATTATATGCTACATCCTGGCGATTCAACTGCTCGTGCTGCAAACGTATGTAATTGCAGATGCACCTTAGGATATGAGGCAGTAAGAGGTAGCGATGGTAAATTACAAACACTACAAAACAATCCGCCAAAAGGAGATGCTGGAGTAATTTGGGGTTTACTTTCAAATGTAATCGGAATGACAATTGGAAACTTAGTAGCGGAAGCGTTGCAATAATAAAAAATATAATAACTTTGTTTTATGAGTAAAATCGAACAAAAGGGTTATGATGAAATGATATTAGACATCACCCCAGAAACAAGAACAGTAAAAGCGTGTTGGTCACGTTTAGGAAACGTAGATTTAGACGGTGATATTATCGTTGCAGAAGCGTTTACTAAAACAATAAAAGAAAGAGGACCAGAAGGCAAGAATATGATTTGGTCATTAGTAGACCACAAAGCCGACATGGCACATACTTTAGGTAAGCCTAAAGAATTGTACGTTGAAGGCGATATGCTTGTTGCGGTTACTGACTTAATAGAAACAGAGTGTGGCGAAGATGCAATCAAACTTTACGAAGCTGGTTTAATCAATCAACACTCAATTGGTTTTACTACATTAAAAAGCACAGTAGACCAAAAGACTGGAGTTAGAACAATCACAGAATTAAAACTTTATGAAGGTTCAGCAGTTCTTTGGGGTGCTAACCCAGAAACTCCAACTCTTGGATTTAAGGGTGAATTAAAAGAAAACAAGGAGACTTTATCTTTGCGTTTAGAAAACTTAATTAAGGCATTTAGAGGTGGAACCTTTACAGATGACACTTTTGCCTTGATGGAGATTCAAATAAAACAAATACAAGCTGCATTATTAGAACTTGATATTGTAGAAACTATCACTCAACCCGAGCCATCAGTTGAGCCGACCGAAACAGTAGTAGAGGAGAAAAGTAATGAAGAAGTATTAAAAGCAATCAAGCATTTTAACAATCTATTTAAAAAGTAAAAATGGAAAATTTAATTAACGAAATGGCAGAGAACCTTAAAGGTTTTCAAGCTGACACAAACGCTTCTATTGAAGAAGTAAAAGCGACTGTAAGCGTTGTAAAAGACGAGTTACAAAAGCAAATCGATTCTCAATTAGCTGCTCAAAAGAAAGCTGCTAAGAAAGAAGTAAAGTACATTGACGAAGTTATCATGGAAAAATTAGATGGTAACATGGACGCAATGGAGAAGTCTTTAAAGTCTAACGGTAAGTTCCGTTTGGATTTATCTGATGTTAAGACTATGACTTTGAGTGGTAACTTAACTGGTGATTCAGTAGCAACTTATGCTCCTAATCCAGCTATCCAACCAGCACAAAGCATTAACTTTAGAGATTTAATTCCTACTGTACGTTCAAGCACTGGTTTGTATGTTTACTATCGTGAGAACGCTGGTTTAACTAACAACATCGCTAACCAAACTGAAGGTTCTGATAAAGGTGAGAACAACTACTCTTTAACTGAAGTTAAAGTTGTAAACGACTACTTAGCTGGTTTCTCAACTTTCTCTAAGCAAATGTTAAAGTCATTACCTTTCATGACTCAAACTTTACCAAGAATGTTACAAAGAGATTTCTTTAAGGCTGAGAATGCTGCATTCTTCGGTACTGTATCTGGTGCTGCAACTGGTTCTACTACAACTGCGGAAACTAACGATTTAAAGCAATTAGTTGATTACATCGGTAACCAAAAGACTGCAAACTTCGTTCCTTCTTTTGCTTTAGTAAGCCAAACTCAAATGGGTCGTTTATTGAAAGCAACTATCGATGCTGGTTACTACGCTGGTAACGGTAGCGTAATCGTAAACGCTAATGGCGGTATGACTATCTGGGGTGTTCCAGTAGTATCTGCATCTTGGGTAACTGATGACAAAGTATTGATTATCGACAATAACTACATCGAGAGAGTAGAAGTTGAAGGATTAGCTATCGAGTTCTCTTATGAGAATGGAGATAACTTCCAAAAGAACTTGGTAACTGCTCGTATTGAGTGTTACGAAGACATCAACTTAATGTTGACTACATCTGCTATCTATGCTGACTTAGGTAATGTTTCTTAATATTAACCTATCTAAAATAAAGACCCCATCTTAATCGGTGGGGTTTTTTATTATAATTAATGTAAATTTGTAAAAAAGGGATTATGTATAGTTATAGGAATGATTACCAATTTTCTAATAATGCTCCAGTAGTAGAGCCAGTTACACTTGCAGAGGCTAAATTGTATTGTAGAGTAACCACATCTACCGAAGATGCGTTAATTGAAAGCATGATAACTCAAGCAAGAGAGTCTATCGAATTGGCAACAAATTTAAGTTTAATACCTCGTCAAGTTGAGGTGTGGTTTAATAATGAAGGCGGTAACTTCGATTTGCCTTTTGGTCCAGTAACTTATTTTCTTTCTTTATACGATAACAATGGAGATGAGATACCCTCTAACGATTATAAGTTAATCGGAGGGGCATATCCTAAAGTAAAGTTCCCTACACAAAACGATATGAAAGCGACTTATAACGCTGGATTTGATTGCATACCAAAAGACCTTAAAATAGCAATATTAGACCAAGTTAGTTACGATTACGAGAATAGAGGTTTAGACGGCAACTCTGGTATTTGTGAGAAGACATATAGAGCGTGTCAAAGATGGACAAAAACTTCGCCAATATTATAATATGAAATTAGGTAAAGCAAAAGCTAATTATATTGATGCCAATACAATGACTCGTCAAGTATTGGTTTATGCTCCTACTCGTGTTAGTGATGGGCAAGGTGGTTATACTACTACATTTACCCTACAAAGCACCGTATGGGGCGATTTACGACCAGATAACAAGGCAAGGGCATTAGGAGAGCAAGAGTTACAATTTGACCAAAGAGCAATACTTTATGTTAGATTTGGACTTAATATCAATGAAAATTACGAAGTAGAGGTTGAAGGGTCAAGATACACTATACACTCTGTTAAAGATGTAGAAAATCAAAAAAGATTTTACGAAATTGTAATTTATAGATAATGGGCTTCGGAATAGACTTATCTGGCATACCAAGACTTGAAAAAAAGTTAAAGGAAATAGAAAACAATGTAAGCACAGAGTTAGCTAAAGAAATATCTGCATCTACATTAAGAATAGAAAAGATAGCTAAACGTTTGGCTCCAGTAAATATGGGTACATTAAGACAAAGTATTCACGCTACCTCTAAAAATAAATTAACTCACTATGTAGAAGTTGGTGCGTCTTATGGGGCATATATTGAGTTTGGAACTGGTGGTAAAGTTTCTATCCCAGCTGGATTTGAAGATTATGCAGCAACATTTAAAGGTAAAAAAGGGGGCAGTTTAGAAGATATGATTAAGGCTTTAACTTTGTGGGTTAAAAGAAAGGGATTAGCTGGAACTTATAGTGTTAAGACTGGTAGACGACAAGGTGGAAGTAAACTAAAGCAATCACAAGACGAGAAATTAGCAAGGTTTTTGGCTATAAAAATATTAAGAAATGGCATTAGACCTCAACCATATTTAATACCAGCTTACGAGCAAGAAAAGCCTAAATTAATAGAAAAACTTAAAAAGATATTAAATGCTTAACCCTAATATAGAAATAAAGAAATGGTTTTATACCAACTTGACAAGTGCAAGTGGTCTTACTGTTTATGATGGAATAGCACCAGATGGGGCTGGTGATGAATATATTGTAATGACTGGTAGAACATCAACTCAAGAACAAGGTAAATCTGGTTACACAAATGGTGTATCTATTGATGTGGACATTGTTACAAAAAATGCTAACTTTGGCTATAAACGTGCTGAAACGATAAGCAATTTAGTTTTGACTGCTATTAATTCAGATACTAACATAACACTCGCAAATGGCTTTTATAGTTCATCTTTAAGTGTGGCAAGTATCAGAAACTTAGACGGAATAAACCCAATGGATAACGTATTTAGAACGATTATAACATATAACATAATAATAACTCAAAATTAAATAAAATGGCAGAAACAAAAGTATCAGCAAGGGATTACATCCTATTAGCGGACATCGATGGCAACGCAACTTTTAAGCCAGTTGCTTGTCTTACATCAAACTCACTTACATCAACTGTAAACACTATTGATGCAACTTCTAAATGTGGAGACGAATTCCAACCCGGTCCATCTTTTACACAATCTTTCCAATGTGAAGGTTTTGCAATTGACGAAACTGGAAGCCCAGCAAAAGATAGCTACCAACAATTATACGCTGCTCACGCTGCAAGAACTGTTTTCGCTATGAAAATGGGTAAAGCAACTCCAGCAACTGGAGACATTACTTATAGCGGAAGTGTTTGGATTTCTAACTTTGATGTAAACGCAGATGATAAAGATGACGTTAAGTTTTCTGCAACATTTGTAGTATATGCACCGCCAGTAACACAAACAGAACAATAATAAAAACAAAAAACCAATATGCATCAATTTGAAACAAACAACAAAACAATAGATTTAAAATGGGGTACATGGGCAATGAGAGAGTTCTGTAAAGACAAAGGCATTACCATAGACCAATATTTTGAATTAGTAGGTGGGAAAGTATTAGACTTAGATGTTATTATAAAGCTAATTTATGCTGGTTATAAATCAGCTTGTAATAGCAAGAAAGAACCAATTGAATACACAGAAAATGATGTATGTGATTGGATAGACGAAATAGGAGGGATATTTAACACAGAGGGTCCAGTAATGGAGTATTTTAAATACATTGTACAAAATACTGTAACTGCCGTAAGTGGAACTCCTAAAGAAGACAAAAAAAAAGTCTAATAAAACTAAGTTGGGATGATATTTTAGTAAAGGCTGCTGAATGTAATATACGCCCAAGCGAGTTTTGGGAGATGACTTGGAAAGACTTTTCTATTATTGTAATGGGAAAGGAAAAACAAGAGTTAAACGAATGGGCGAGGACACGAAACCTCGCCTATATTGTATATTTAAGTAGCACTTCCGAAAAAAGCCCCAAATCGTTAAAAGCGTTTTGGCACATCCCAGAAATTGACGATAACCAACCAGCAGAGGAAAAGAAAATGCTAACAAACGAAGAATTAGCAAGGACTTTAAAAATGTACGGAGTTAAAAATTAAAGATGGCACAAGAAACATTAAAACTTGTTATAACTGCTGATACCAAAGAGGCATTAGATAATCTGCAAAACTTTATTAAGGCATCTAAAGGTCTTAAAGGGGAAATGCAAAACTTTGGTAAGGTTGGTAACCAAGCAACTCAAGCCCTATCAAACTTATCAAGAGTTGCTCAAGATGCTCCGTATGGCTTTATGGGTATAGCCAATAACATTAACCCATTACTTGAATCATTCCAACGTTTACAAAAAGAATCTGGTGGTAGTACACAAGCATTAAAAGCAATGGCTGCTGGATTAACTGGTCCAGCTGGTATTGGTTTAGCAATTGGTGTGGCAACATCATTAATAGTTGCTTTTGGAGATGAGATAGCAGATTTCTTTAATAAAGTAACTGGCGGCTCACAAAGTTTAAAAGAATACAATAACGCATTTAGTCAAACAAAAAAAGAATTTGCTAATGCTTATGTAGAAGTTGAGAATGTAAATAATGCATTTGAAAGATTTAGAAATGGTACATTGTCTAAAAAGGATGCATTAGACCAATATAACAATAGTTTAGGAAAGGTTTATGGAACTACAAAGGATATAGCCGAAGCCGAGAAAGTATTTATAAATAATAAAGAAAGCTATGTAAAAGCTGCATTATTTAGAGCAGCTGCACAAATTGCATTACAAAAAGCAGCAGAACAAGCGTTTAAACAATTAGAGGCACAAAATGCACCACAAAACGTCAATAAAGCATCATTAATGCCCGGAGAAGGGTTAGGTGCCTTTGCATTATCTAAATTAACTGGCGGACCAGCAATTACTGGTACTGATATATTAGGTGCGGAAGCGATAGGTAATAAGGCTAAGACATTAGAAGAAGTATTTAAAGGCATAGCTAAACAATTTAATGAAGCTGCAAACGAGCAAGACAAATATGCTACTCGTACAAAAAACTTTAATACAGAAATAACAAAAACAACAGATACTTTTTCTTCTAATCTAAGAAAAGAAAATAATGCAATTTTAGAGGCAATAAGATTAAGAAAAGAATTAGGTAAGACGGCTCAATATATTACTGGACAAACTGCACAAGATAAAGCAAATGCAGAAAGAAAGAGAAAAGCAGATATAGCAGCATTTGGGAAACAACAAATGACTGGAGAGTTAGGGGATTATTTACAAGGTAAAACAAGTGTATTTTACGAGCAACAAAAGAAAATTAATGAGCAAAAGGCTTTAGATATAAAAATTACTAAAGAACAAACAGATGCAAATATTCAGTTAGCAGATACTTTATCAAATTATGCAGCTAATGCATTTATGAATCTATTTTCTGCAATGCAGCAAGGGCAATCAATTGGCGAGGCTCTTAAAAATGTATTTATTGGAATTGCTGAACAAATTGCTTTTGCAGCAATTAAAGCCGCAGCATTTACGGCGATATTAAATATGATTCCGGGTATGCAAGGTGTTAGTGAATCTCTTGGTGGGTTTAAAGGTATATTTAAGAAGTTTTTAGGACTTGCTGATGGTGGTATTGTAACTAAGCCAACTTTTGCAATGGTAGGAGAAGGAAACGAAAGCGAAGCGGTAATGCCTCTTAGTAAATTAGGTAATTTGATGAACAATACTTTTAACGCTGGTGCTATGGCTTCTAATGGAGGTGGAAATGGAGAGTTTATTTTAAGAGGAACAGATTTAGTATTGGCAATGAATAGAAGCGAAACATCTTTAAAATATAGACGAGGATAATGGCATACTACGATAAATACAAAATTACATATGCTACAAAGACAAGTAAAACTGTTTACTTGTATTTACAAGAAGATTTACCATCTGCTCCAACTCTAATAGAGTACATTGGAGTAGATATATCTTTACAATATATTCCAAGTGGTGATGATATTTATGAGGCAATGTATGCAAGTGAATTATCTTGTACTATTGATGTTACAGATAATTTAGCTAACATTCCAGACTTTGTTACAGTAAACGATAGAAAGTATTTTGCCAAATTATATTTAGGCTCTGACTTAGAATGGTGTGGTTATACTTTAAGTGATAACATATCTATAAGTTATTCAACTGGCAGAAAGCAATTGTCTTTTAATTGTGTTGATGGGTTAGGGATGCTAAGAAATATTCCTTTAAATATTAATAGTGTTGGCAATAGAACTAATAGCCAGTTAAGTGTATTAACGTACATTTTAACTTGTTTAAACTCTTTAAGTTTTCCTACCAACCCTAACTTAATGACTGTATGTTCATATTTTGCTCTTGATATGAATGATAGAGCAGACGGTACACAATATGAGCCATTTAGTCAAACGTATTTACCTATTAGAACATTTAAAAATGATGATTATACATACGAGAATAGCTTTGATGTATTAGAAAAAATTATTAAGTCTTTTGGATGTAGGCTATTTCAAGCTGGAGGTAAATGGTGGGTAGTAGCTATTAATGAGTTTGCTAATGAAAATAATTACTTTACTCAATATACTTATACTGGCACTTTAGTATCAAGCGGAAGTAACTTAAACACTTTAAGCCAAATACAAGGATATACTGGCAATACAAGTGGGTTATATTTTATAAATAATGAACAGTTTAAACTTATTTTAAAGGGGTTTAACAGAGTACAGACAAGCATAGACATTAATCAAGATAAGAATTTAGTAGATAATGGTAATTTAAAAATATATCCTAATTTAAGTTCTGCTCCACAATCTTGGACAGTAACTAATGTTGGAGTTGGCTCATCTTTTTATATTGTAGATAATGCAACCGAATCATACGCACAAATAACATTAGTAAGAGCGGGAGGCGGAGGTTATACCAGAATGATTAACAACTTTATGCCTAAGATTAGTGCTTATGCTACTATAAATTATTCAATGTTATTTTTAAATGGCGGAAGTGGTACAAGAGGATATGTTTCTATGACTGTATTTGACGGTACTACAACATATTATCTAAACAATAATAAAGATTGGCAAAGTTCAGCAAGTTCTGGGTATATAGTGCCAGAGGGAGCAAACGGCGAGTTTTCTTTCAGTACTTTACCTTGTCCTATAAGTGGGCAATTAACAGTAGAGTTTAATAACCAAATTGGAAATACTTGTACCGTTACACAATTTGTAGTTACTGCTGAATATGATTATAATAAAGTAGATTACTTTGCTTACATAAACAATAACAAAGAATACATCAAAGAGGCGGATATTCCTTTTGGTTATCAAGGCGTTGCTGGTTTTCCTACATCTGTTGGAGTGTTCTTAAAATCAGATGGTGCTCCACTTTTAAACTGGTACAGATTTGGAATGACTGGCTTATACGATAGTATGACTCAATTACTAATGAGACAATACATAAATTCTTATGGGGCAAATATTATAAATATAGATTGTTCGGTTAGTAGCTTTGTAACAACTAATGCAACATATCCGTATTTAAACGCATCTAAGATGATTAAATCTACTGATACAGACCCAGCACAAATAAACGTTGCAAGTAACTCTTATATGTTAGGAAACTCATCTATTGATTATGTAGATAATTCTATGAATGGAACTTTGTTAGAAATATCAAATACAGACATCACTGCAACAATAAACTTTATACAATATTTTAAATAACTATAAGTCATGGCAGATAAAGTACAAGGCAAAAATATAATTCTATATAAAACTTCTGGAGGAGTAGATACTGTATTTGCTTGTTCAACTAATTGCACTTTTAATGTGCAAGTGAATCAAGTAGATGTAACAAGTCAATCTTCTGCATGGTTTACCGAATATAAAATAGATAAGGCTTCATGGAATGTAAGTTGTGATGGTATTGTAACTCTTGATGGCTATTCTTATGCAGATATGTTAGCCAATCAGTTGGCAAGAACTCCTATCAATATAAAGTTCAGCATAAACAATGGTACAAGCATAGTAGTATTGTCTGGTTCTGCTATAATTACAAACATATCAATCAACGCTCCTTATAAAGACATTTCTACATATACAATCAATTTGCAAGGTGTTGGTGCTTATACAATATCTTAGTAACTTTGACTTATGGCAGTTAAAGTAAGCGGAGACAATGTTATCTTATATAAAATAGATACATCAACTATTCCAGCAACGGAAACTGCTTTTGCTTGTGCAAGAGGTTGTACCTTTGAAAGCCAAACAGATTTATCAGAAACCACATCGGCAGTAAATGCTTGGTTTAAAGAGGATAAAGAAAATTTATCGTCTTGGACAATGTCATTAGACGGTATTGTTACTTTAGATAATTTTTCATATGAAGATATTGCTCAAGCACAAAAGAATAGATTAGTACTTTTAACAAGATTTAGAATAGATAACGGGATAGATGGTTATAGATATATTAGTGGGTATTGTTTTATAGGTGGTTATTCCATAAACGGCAATTATAAGGATATAGGCGGTTATACAGTTACTTTAAGCGGTAGTGGCAAGTATTATACAGATGCAACTCCAACTACTACAACAAGTACTACAAGTACATCTACAAGTACAACCACATCTACATCTACCACAACAAGTACAACAACAAGCACTACAACAACTACTACAACGACTACAAGTACAACAACTTCTACGACCACTACTACAACTCAACCTCCAGTTTGGTATAGATTGTTTAATTGTGCCAATGGTAATATACAATTTTCAAGGTCTTATACTAATGGTTCTTTTGCAGTAAATGACCGAGTAACGGCTATTGGTTCTACGTTTAGAATAGACCAAGTATTATTTTCTGACCCTGGCGGTGCTGCATTAACAATAGTGGCAACTGGATTAACTGGGTGTCCAGCAACTACCACATCTACTACTACAACACAAGCACCTCTTAATTTTGATATAAGTTCGGTTTGTGATGGTATTTTTCAAGATGTTACTATTAATAACTTTACTGGTGGAAATGGTAGTTATCAAGCAAATACTCAAACATATAATTCAGCAGCAGATGCAATAGCAGCAGCTTTTACTCCGGTTAGCGGAAGTAGAACTTTTGATAATCAATCTGGTAATACAGAAAGATTTGTAGCCGTTAAAGATAGTGCTGGTTTTGGATTAAGAGTAAAATCAGTCAATGCTAATTGTACAACTACAACAACCACTACAACAACAACACTTCCACAAGTTTGGTATTTACTATATAATTGTGCTAATGGAACTACTACTACATCTACAAATTATGTTGATGGAACTTTCCAATTAAATGATAGAGTATTTTCAATCGGTAATACATATAGAATTGACCAAGTTTATTATAGTAACCCTGGTGGAACACAATTGCCTATTATAGCAACTGGTTTTACTGGATGTCCAGCCACAACAACAACAACAACAACATTAGCACCAGTTAATTTTGACATTAATTCTGTATGTGATGGCATATTCCAAGACGTAACAATAAATAATTTTACTGGGGGTAACGGAAGCTATCAAGCGAACGATACCACATACGATACTGCATCTGCTGCAATTGGAGGCACATTTAGTGCCGTATCTGGTAGTAGATTTTATAACAACCAACCAGGTACAACTAACAGATATGTAGCAGTAAAAGATAGTGCTGGGTTTGGTTTAGTAGTTAAATTTGTAAATGCAAACTGTACGACTACTACCACAACTACAACGACTACTACAACTGCTGCTCCTCCAGATTGTTCTTGTTGGACAGTTGTAAATGAAACAAGTAGTACTGGTAATTATACATATGATAGATGTGGTGCTGGTACAACTACAAGAAATATTCCAGCATTTGCAACTCAAACAGTATGCGTAACATCTGGCACAACTCCGACTGCTAATACGGTTGGATTGACAATATATCCTTGTGGAACTGCTTGTACTGTTAATTCAGATTGTACTCCATGTTAAAACCTAAATATGAAAATACGATTTATTTGTGCTCAACCAGCAACGCTATTTTATGCTTGGCAAGTTGAGGTAATGCTACAAAACTTTATTAGTGTTGGCATAAACATTAATAATGTAGACATAGTTTGTAATATAGAAGATGTAGTTCCGCCAGAATGGTCTAAGTTGGCTAATGGATATGCAGCAAGGTTCTTTTTTTATTACGATAAAAGAGAAACAAAACATTATGTTTCATCAATAAGACCAAATATTTTAAAGCAGCATTTTGAGGCATACCCAGAATTAAAAGACGATGCCATATTTTATCATGATTGCGATATAGTATTTACTAAGCCAATTGAATGGTACAAGTTTACATTTGATAATAAATGGTACGGCTCTGATACAAGATTTTACATAAGCCATGATTACATTATAAGTAAGGGAGAAGATATACTTGACAAAATGTGCGAGATAGTAAATATTGACAAGCAAATTATAAAAGACAATGAATTAAACTGCATAGGAGCACAATATTTAATGAAAGGTATAGATGCTACATTTTGGGCTAATGTAGAAAAGGATAGTGAAAAGCTATTTAAAGAAATAACTGAAATAAGCATACAAAAGCGTTTAGCTAATCCATCTTATCATGAGTTGCAAATATGGTGTGCTGATATGTGGGCGGTTCTTTGGAATGGTTGGAAGTTAGGATATGACACAATAGTACATGATGACTTAAAATTTTCTTGGGCTACAAGCAATCAAAAGACTTGGGATGAGTGTTTTATCTACCATAATGCTGGGGCAGTCAATTCAAATAGTGGAATATTCTACAAATCAGATTATAATTACAAACTACCTTATAATGAAGTGTTAGATATAAAGAAAGATACTGCATCTTACAATTACTGGCAACTAATACAAAAAACTGCTAAAACAAGTGTATTATGCGTATAATAAGTGCCTTTTATGGTGGTAAAGATTGCACCGATAAATTAGTAGTAAAAGATGACAAATTAATTATTAGAGTAAATAATAATATTATAGGAGACCCTAAAGTTGGTCAAGTTAAATATCTAAGTGTGGATTGGGAGCATGAAGGGATAATTTATACAGACAATTTTAAAGAGGGTGATTTAGCAACCCTACCTAAAACAAAACATAACAAATTAGGAATATTTTACTCAAACAACAATAACAATCAAATCTGGGATAGCATTTATTGCTCTTTAGATAGCATAAAAATCGCCTCAAATGATAAAGCCGATATAATTACTTGCACTTGGGAAGATATGCCTTTAAACCCGTTTTATAACGTTCCAAGTTGGTATAGGTCTCAAAGCCATTTAAACCAATTATTACAAATAATGCAATGCTTATATTTGGCAAAAGATATGAATCAATACGATTATGTATCTTTTTTAGAGCATGATGTAATTTATCCAGAAGGTTATTTTGATTTCCCAGACTTTGAACGTGGAGTTGTTTTAACAAATATGAATTATGGGGGTATTAATCAAGAAGGGTGGCAAGGTAGAAATCAAGATGATGAGCCATTTCATCAAATGACTATGAAATTTGAAGATGCCATTGAGCATTGTTTAAGAATTTTACCCAATGCACTTAAAACTAATAGTGGAAATATAGAAACTGACAAGCTAAAAAGAGAGCAGTGGTTATGCAAAAACGAGGCTATTCATATAAATCATGGCGTACACTTTACAAGCCATAATTCAATTTACAGTAAAACAAAAACTTATCAAACGCACCCATATTGGGGGGAACATTCTAAATTTAGCAAATTGTTTAAAAATGAGTAATTTTGACTAAATACTTTATATTATGTCTTGTAACAATAGTGCTGATTTAAGACCAGCAACCTATAATATCCAAATCTGGAAAAATGATAACTGGGCTCAAACATTTGCTTTATTTGCAAATGAAGTTCCTATCAATTTAACTGGTGCTTATTGTGAAATCCAAATTAGACCAAGCATAAAGTCTACAACTGTTTCTGCTACATTAGATAGTACTGGTGGTGGCATAACGATAGGTGGGGTAAATAACAACCTTATAACGGTAGATTATCCTATAACAATAGCTGCTGGAAACTATGTTTATGACATGACAGTAGTATTCCCAGACGACTTTAC